GTAAATCCTAAAAGAGTAGGTCAATGACCGAAAAGTAGTTGTGCTGCTCTTTATCCAGAACTCTTAACTTTAGTCGGTTGAGTTGTAACTGGGTTTTCTGCTATCCTCTGGAAAGCTATCTAGTGTTAAGTGTAAGTACTTTATCTGGAACTTCGTGATGAGTGCTCTAAGGAGACTAAAAAGTGATGCTACCCTCCCTCATTATAGCATGTTCTTTGGTACAGTTAAATTACATGGTGCGCGAAATAGTGTACTGGTGGATTTGGAAGCTGGTTTATGCGTTTTATCACATTTATGTCGTTAAATGCAATCGGCGAGGCCCCGGGATCACTGATATTAGGTGATTAATGCTTAGTTCCTGTGTACAAGTGGTGTTGTTATAGGTAAATGGAAGATATAGAAAATTGTCTAGGCCATGGTATAAACCGTAGGACGAATTACTGTTATGGAGAATTTAAAATTAAATCAAATTCAGATTTTTCTAATTATCATTGTGATAATTTTATGTTGTATTTCCCCCGTCCAAGCATTATTTGATACTTATATTGATCTAGCTTTTGCTGCTGGTATTCTAATATTTCTGTTTTCAATTATGTTTTGTATTTTTCTTTTTATCATATGTCTTTGTTGTGCAATAATTTTTATGATGTGGATGATTAATTCTTCACGTGTTGCTTTACATAAAAAGGCTGATGATTATCTTTGGTGGTATAAGTTATCCACTATAACTGATGTTGGTTGTACTTTGTTGACCTGTTTTACTCAGTTTGTTGGTGGTAGTTATTCTAATATAAATTTTAAACCCGAAGGTAAGCGTTATGATGCTTTAATTAGTAAATTAAAGAATAAAGAGAAGATGAAGACTGGTAAACCCTGGATTTATGGCTTGTTAGCTGTTATGGGTATAGCATATTATATTGCTACACAGTCTGTTCCTAAACATATTAAGGAAGGTATCTATGCTTTTAGTCACGCAGAAGCTGCTTGGGATTTTGTATCTCGGACAACAGCGCAAGGATGTGATTATTTCAAAGTTGGTCATGTGCCTGGTTGTACATGTAAAGTATGTTCCACTATTGAAGAAGTTCTTGCACCTGTTAGTGACGTTTTAAATAAACCCACTAGCTTCGAACAGAAAAAGGATCATTCTGATGAAGCTATTGAAAAGAATCGAAAAGCTTATGAGAAAAATGATCCTCCTCTTTTAATTGATGATGATGAAAAAGATGGTAAAGTATTTTGTACTTTACCTCCATCTAAAAGAGTTGTTATTGTTCCTATTCCTGGTGTTAATGTATCATGTTTAGGCTGTAAAGGTCTACATGATTTTGCATCTGATGCAGCAAAATGTGTTCGTAAACATGCTGCTGGTACCACTTTGGCTGGAGATAATCTAGTGTTAAATGTGGAAGATGATCAGATAGTTTCTGATGAACCCAGTGATGATGAAGATGGTGAAAGTTGTTCTGCGAGAGTTGTTAACACGCCTGTTGTTGTTAATAAAACTAAGGACGGTAAATTAATTGAAAAACATGTTAGTTATGTTATTAAAGAACCGGTTCAACCCCCGCCAAAACAGCCTGAAAAGGTAATTTTGAAAGATCAAGTTCACGTTAGGAGTTTATGGGAAAAATTTTCACCTACTCGTTGGTTGATTGGAAAATTTTTAACCCATCCTAAAGTTAAAGATATTACTGTTTCTGAGTCGGAACTTGTTGGAGACAAGTTCGTCAGAAAACCTCTCACTTACTTACAACGTGTTAAAATGTATCTTGCTAATAATAAAGATACAGTTGCGTATGTTAGTGATTGTGTAATTGGTACTGTCATTGTTTTAACTAGTGCATTTGTCTTTGGAATAATTAAGACTAGACGAAGCCAAGTTCCTAAACGAATGATGCAAGTTCCTGTCAACATTCAAAATAGTGTTGAAATTCCTGCTATGTTTAAAGAGTCTAAGAAATTTGTTAAAACACCGAAAGGTAAATTTAATGTTTATAATTTTGATTCTGATGCAGTTGTAATGGTTGGTGGAATTGCTATGAAACTTGGTGATGAAATCTTTACAAATTGGTTGACTACATTACCTGAGTATACTACTAAAGTTACTCTTTTAAATGGTGATAAACCTCCTGTTGTTGTTATGCGTATGCGTGATCAAACAGTTGAGAGAGTTAGACCAAAACCTTCTTTGAAGAAAGAGAGTGTTGTTAATATACCGAAGAAGTGTAAGTACTGTAAAGAAATTCATCGTGGTCATGCTGGATGTAGAATTGAACTTGAATCGTTAAGACAAGCTCATAAGAAATCTATTGTAGCCAAATTGCAACCTGAATCATTGTTAGGTGTTGCTCAGCGTTTGAATGTTGATAAATTTCATAATCGTATGTTTAAGTTATGTACTTTAGATGGTGATTTTATTAATAACGCTTTTTGTTTTGGTGAAAGATTGATAACTACATTACATGGTGTTGATTCATTACCTAGCTTTTTAGCTATGGCTCCCGCTGGGGGTGTTCTTAAGATTACAGATGTTACTAAATTAGTTTTTGACTCTGATCTTGTTAGTTATAGAATTCCTGGCGTTCAAGGAGAACGAATCAAATTGGCATGTCCGGAAGATGGTGAAGATTGTATTTTGTTGGCTTTTGATGAAGCTAATGATAGAAATCCTAAAATCTCCTCTGGTGTTGTGAATAAAGCAGGTTATCATACTTGCCCTTCTATCACTGGTAATTGTGGAGGTGTGCTTCTTAATATGAAAGGAGAAGTTATAGGTATACATCAAGCGGGTTCAGATAAAGTTAATAAAGCTGTTCCCCTCACCCCTGAATTGATTAAGTCAATTCAGGCGGGTTTTCATTAGACCTCACTGTGCCGACCGGGTGGACTAATTTGTATACTCCCCCTTGCATGAACTTTGACAAGTTGAAAGACTATGTTGAGGTGATAAGTGGGAAAGAATTAGTTCAGACTAACTGTTATGATGATCATTCTAATTTACATCTACAGTATGTTAACCCGGTCTATTTACCTGAAGTTGGACGTTTTCAGAAATTCACTCAATTAGGAAATCGCCGTAAGGCTGATAATTCACATCGTGAATTTGAATTGATGAATGGCGTTCAAACGGATGGTCAGTGGGGTTTAGCCAAACCTAACATTGAGGCTTATTATAAAAATATAGCTAAATTTTGTAAATCGCAAGTTGTTGATTATGACACTATAGCGTGGAAATTTGCTGAACAATGTGTAGAAGATCATTTTTATATGTATCTTAAAAATTCTCGCATTGAAAGTCTCAGTGAATCTTTGGAAAGACTCGATCTTCAAAAATCTCCTGGCCCACCCTGGAATTTCCGATTTAAAACCAAAGGCGACCTTATAAATGATTCACAATTTTTGAAAATTTGTGATCTTGGTTGGAATTGGCTATTGGAACCAGATAGAGTGTGGCTAACTGGCACAGCATTAAAAGAGGAAATAAGACCCCAAGAAAAATTAGATATGAACAAAATTCGTATATTTACACCCCAAGCAGCTGATCTTAATGTTCAAACTTCGCGCTTGTGTGGTCAATTTAATGATAAATTTACTGAATGTCATATGAAAACATTTTCTTGTGTAGGCATAAGTCCTTTTAATGGTGGTTGGAACCGTTTGTATCAAAAGTTAACACCTGATGATAAACCTAATGCGTTTGAAGGTGATTATAGTGATTACGATTCCTCCCTTGGAATATACCTCATGATGATGGTTTGTAAATTTCGTTTTAAATGTTTACCTGAAGAAGATAAAACTTATGAAAATTGGTGTCGATTATGTAATTTATATAGAAATATTATATTTTCCACTTTAGTTTTATTGGATGGTACATTAGTTACAAAACCTGGAGGTAATCCTTCTGGCTCTGCAAATACCGTAGTTGATAATACAATTATTGGTTTTTTCATGCTTGCATATGCATGGGCTAGACTGTGTCCAGAAAAACTTTTGGATTATAAAAGTTTTATTGAGCATATTGTTGCTGCGTTATATGGTGATGATAATACTGGAGCTGTTTCTGATATAGCTGCAAAATTTTATACACCAGTTGCTTTGACACGTGTTATGAAAGAAATGGGGATGACCCTTAATTTTGAAAATCAAGATTTTGTTACAATTCATGATGTTTGTTTTTTACAAGCTGATTTTAATCATAAATTGTATGGTTCTGTGATATATCATGTTGAACCTGCTAAATCTTTTGAATCGATTAAGTGGAGTGAACATCCTAAGGATCCAGCAATATCTTTGGCTCGAGCATGTGGTATGCGTTTAATAACGTGGACTGATTTAAAAGCTCGCCAATATTATCAAAAATATATTGACTGGTTACTTCTAAAATATGACTCTCTTTTAGCCGGCTCTAAAGAGTGGTCTGATGCGAAATCTGCATATAAAACTGATTGGCAGATGACTGAATTGTATACTGGATTTGAGAATAAAGACCAAAAAGATAATCAAATCCCTATTTTAGAAGAGGTTATTTTTGTACCTCAAGTTAATACAAAAAAGAAAAATAAAAATAATAATAATAATGCTCAGGTTGCTAAAAAGAAGAAAAATGTTAATAGACAGCGACCAAAGCGCAATCCCCAACAGCGCAATAGAAATAGAAATCGGGGACCTGGTATGAATCAACGTGCTGTTCAGATGAAAGTTTCTTCAGCACCTATTGCTACTAGTACTCAAATGAAAATGGGTAGGCGTGTGAATCCTTTTTCTACCGTTTCAGAATATGAGTTTATTGCTAGTATTGTTGGTACTACAGGTTTTGGTATAACTACTTTTAATATAAATCCTGGTTTACCTACTACTTTTCCTTGGATGAGTACAATTGCTAATCGCTTTGATGAGTATCAATTTGATCTTTTGCAGTTTGAGTTTATAACTTCTTCTTCTACTTCTGCAACTGGTACTATAGCAATGGCTTTTGATCCTGATGCATCAGATGCTGCTCCTACAACTAAACAACAGCTTATGGCTTTTAATGGTGCTGTTACAGATGTAGCTTGGAAGGATATTATTTGTACAATTCCTCCAAAATCCAAGTTTGTTAAAAATTTGTTTACACGATCAACTACCGTGGCGTCAACTGATATTAAAACTTATGATCTAGGTAATTTTTATATTGCCACAAATGGTCAAGCCAACACTAATGCTGTTGGTGAACTTTATGTTCGATATCGTTGTCGTTTAATTTCTCCTGAATTGACTACTTCTTCAGGTTTTGCTGGTGCAGGTGTGGAAATTACTTCTGCTGCACCTACTACTGCTGCTTTGTTTGCAGGAGGATCTTTTACTGGATCTACTGGTTTTGCAACTTTTGCAGCTAATGTTATAACTTTTCCTAGTATTGTTCATGTTCTTGTTAACTTTATTACTGCTGCAACTGTGGTAGCAGGACAAAGTTTAACTGCTGGTGGTGGTTCTTTTACGGATAACCTCACTATTATTAATGCAGGAACAACTATTGGTATGAGTTCAGCTATTGGAAGTGTTTCCTCTATAACTTTTGCTGCTACTCTTACAGCTGGTACAGCTACTAATACTTATATAGCTGTTTTACCTGCTGGACCTACACTTTCTGATGAAAGTAAACTTTTTGAGTCTTTTTTAAGTAAAATTAAAAAGATGCCATCACATCAGAAGAAGCACTTGTTAGCTTTAGAAGATAGTTCTTCTAGTGATGAAGAGGGAACCTCTAGCCCTATAAAGTATGAGGGGAATCGAGTTCTTGTGTCAAATGACGAGATCGATTTTAAATCCCCATCTAAACCAATTAAATTGGTTATGTTTCCAGATGACAGGGATTCTGTACCAGTTGTTACGAAAGTAAAGCGACTGAGTGCAGAAGTTAAGCGTGTATAAATATACATGCGTTGGTTTGAGTTATAAACCAACATAATTTTATTATGTGAAATGAAAAAGTGACGTATCCTTTTTCTTTCAGTCTGATAACTCCAGATAATTTGTTTTTGATATTTCGAATATTCCTTTGTATTGAGGTTGAATCGGTATTGTTTTTAGCGTGTGTGCATGAAAGTGTGTACTTAAAGATATAAGCGGCGAGACCCATAGGGACCCCATTCTACTATGACATTATAATGTGCATATGCAGGTTTTTCGTTATACCGACGTAATTATTTTACAAAATGAAAAATCTTATAGTATTGAGGTTGAATCGGTATTGTTTTTAGCGTGTGTGCATGAAAGTGTGTACTTAAAGATATAAGCGGCGAGACCCATAGGG